GGTTCGTGAAATATTGGGTATGATGTTTTATCACTGCACTTTAAAAAATAAAAACCTGATACGTGTTGATTCCAATGTATGTGTGCAGAGTGATGACCACCACCTTTTTTAGCAAATTCTTGTACCCATAACTCACTAAACATAGTTGTGTATTGTGACATATCAAAACCTTGGTGATCTAAATACTCCCAAGACTTTTGACCAATGTAATTTCTAAAATCTAAAAAATCATTATCCATTGTAAGTGGTGTTGAATGATGTGATAATCCAAAGTCACCATATTTTTTAATATGTTCTTTATTTCTATTTCTAGCTTCTTTAACATATTTGTTAGATGCTTTGTTTAATGACTTTACAAACTCTGGTTTTTGTTCTGACCAAATAGCTGTGTTAAAATAGTTACTTATATACATTATTTAAAAGGCCTCCCTAAATGCCATACTACAAGACTATATCTTGTACCTGATGTTACTGGTTTAACTCTATGCCATACAAAAGAAGGAAATACAATAATAGAACCTTTTGGTAAAATTTCTTTTGCTCTTCTTAAATGTTTAGCTTCGTCTCTCATATGTGGATCGTAGTTTCTAAAATCAAATTCTAATTCACCACCTGTGTATTCTGAACCATCTGTTAACTGACAAGTCATAGATAGTTTTCGAATCTTACCATTTTCGGGTCCTTCTTTTTCGTAAGGTTTGTCCCACCCATCGCAATGCCAATCATAATATTGGTTATGTTTATATTTTGTAAACTGACACGATTCTGATCTATCCCATTCAAAGTTCCAACCAGCTGCTTTATTTGCTTCGTGAACGTATGGATGTAATTCTTTGTATATCCAAGTATCATTTAACCAAACTAAATCAGAGTTTCTTTTTCTTTTTAAATCTTTAACTTCTTCTTTAGATAATTTTCTATCTCCATAACCACCAGTTCTTGCCATTGTTTCTTCTTGTTGATTAGCATAAGCTATTACATCATCACAAAACCTTGGTGTAAGAACACCACTAAAATACCAATAGTAATTAGATATATTCATAAGTTATGGTTTGAACAAAATTCAAACTATCTTTCTGATCATTTGATACAATATACATATTAGTAGATGGAAACATAACAAACATATTTTTTTTAAGTTCTATATCCCAACTTCTTCCCTTACGTCTATTATCATCAAAATGTATTCTTACCCAACACTTATCAACTTTAACTCCGTAAAGCATTGTAAAGTCAGGTGAGTTTCGAAGATCTACTGGATCAACATTTAATAAAGGTTTAGATACTTGACTAGGTTTATAAATATCACCCCAAGAATCTTTATTGACTAAATTGATACCATAATCAAGACCTATAAAGTCTCGCATATATGTATTCAACATATCCCAAGTTCTTGAAAATGGAAATTGTTTATTAGTAAATGAAGATTGTAAAATATCGTTAGTAAGTTTTTCTTGGTCTATCTCAAAACCTTTCGGCATATCGATATCACCATAGAATAGACTTTGTTCTGTTAATACTTTCTTCTGCATACCACCACCATTTTTAATTTATGCTCTTGAGTCTGTCAAGTCCCAAGACTGGCCTGATTCATTCCAATCATAACCCCAAGAATGTGTGCCAGCTTCATTTTGTGAAGTTTGTTCTGCAGTTAATGCCGGAGCATCACCAATGGGTGAATTCCATTGTGCAGTTGTAGTATTTTTTACCCAAGATGCATATGGTTTTTTAGGCCAGAAGATTTGATTATCTTCGTCCCACTCATAACCTATACCTGCATAGTTTCCTCTAAATGCTTTTGATTGATCAGAAGATTCAACTCTTTCATTAGATTCATTTACGCTGTAATGTTTACCACCTTGTGTGTTGTAAGAAGTTTGAATCCACATTTGTGCAGGCCAATTATTATGTGTCTCTAAATATTGTTGACCTACTGATTCATCTTCTACACCATCAGCGTTAAGCATATCAGAATTATTTAAAGTTAATACTTGAATAACTTTTCCGTTTGCTCCTAGTTTTGCGAAATGTGCCATAATATTCTCCTTATATATGTTTTTTAATTTTAAATCAACTATTGAAATCTATATCTAATTACAACAATTCCTGAACCACCGTTACCACCACCAATGTCATTTCCGTGGCCTCCACCACCACCACCGCCAGTGTTAGATGTTCCATCATTTCCAGATCCTCCTGGTCCCACTGCATTTCCACCACCACCAAGTCCTCCTGGTGTTGTTGGTGCATCTGCTGCAGGTCCTGATCCTCCAGCTCCGCCGCCTGCATAATATCTAAAACCACCTGAAGATTCTCCGTTAGAACCAAATGCTGTTGGAAATCCACCACCATTACCACCAATTCCACCACCTGCTCCACCTGGTCCTCCTGAAGGACCTGCTGGACCATTACCGCCAGCAACCATCATTCCGCCGCCACCGCCAGCACCACCCCAAGGTGGGCTACCTGTATTTCCTCCTGGCATTCCTTGTGAAGGACTTACTGGAGGGGTATTACCTGCACCTCCTGTGGAACAACTATTAGCTCTTGAACCACTACCAGATCCACCAGTTCTACCAGCTTCACCTGTTGGTCCACCTACACCTGCACCTCCTCCACCACCAGTTGACGTAATTGTACTAAATACTGAATTTGAGCCATCTGTTCCATTTGGTTGAGAAGCTCCATCGGAAGCACCAGGTCCGCCACCGCCGACTGTAATTGGAAAAGCTGTTGCTGTTACTGTTACTTGTGATCCACCAGCTCTTGGATTAGCGGGTGCAGTTGGCATACAAAAAGTTCCAGAGGCAAATCTTACACCTCCAGCTCCACCTCCACCACCTGCGTCTCCACCAGCTCCACCTCCACCAGCTACTACTAAATAATCAACTGCATTATTAGCAGGATTATCAGCTATAGATGAAACACAAAAAGTTCCTGGACCTGTAAAAGTATGAATTTTAAAATTACCACAAGTTGTAGTTGTACCTCCTGTGGCTTCTATATAACTTGCTTGTGCATCTGTATCAGAACCGTCTATCCAAATCTGCCAACCTTCAGTTGCATCAACATATATAAACATTCCACCTGAATTATTTTTATCAAACGTAAAATTATCTGTTCCTCCTCTAATATTGGAACTGTTCCTTGCAACAGTACAAGCGTTAGTTCCAAAAGTTCCTGTATAATCTTTTATTGCAACAATATCCCCAGCTGATGGTGAGGCAGGAAGAGTTACTGTTATTGTTCCAGATGTTGTATTAACAAAATATCCATTACCAGATACAGCAGTGAATGAAGCTGTTTTATCTGTTGTATCCCAGTTTACTGTCCCCGTTCTACCAAAACCTGTCTGCGTTCCATTGTTTGTGATTGTTGCACCGGCAGGAATTGTGAACGTATCTCCACTATCTCCTAACTGAACTGTACCACAATTTGTTCTTGGACTAATTTTATTTACTTTTACTTCACTCATAATTTACCTATTGAAATTTATACCTTATTATTACTATACCTGAACCACCATTAGCAGCGCCACACGTAACAGCACCAGTGCCTCCACCACCTCCACCAGTATTGGCTGTTCCATTTGTTCCATTCCCTGAAGTACCAGCGCCTGCTCCTCCACCGCCAGTTCCACCAGAACTACTACCACCAGCTTCTGATCCACCTCCGCCACCACCAGCATAATTAACAGGAGAAGCTGTTATTGAAGTTCCGTGTCCAGGACCTCCATTTCCACCAGCAGAAGATGCTGTTCCAGTTCCACCACCTGTGGATGCGCCACCACCTCCTCCACCACTATCAACACTTGGGGGTGAAGAACTAGGTGTTGAGGGGCCGCCATTTGTTCCTTGTGCGGGGCTGACAGGAGGTGTATTACCTGTGCCACCTACTTTACAACCACCATCTCTACCACCACCTCCACCACCTGATCCACCTGGACCACCAACTCCTTCAGGATTAGAAGCGCCTCCACCGCCACCACCACCTCCACCACCTGTGGATGTAATTGTTGAAAAAATTGAGTTACCTCCTGAACTTCCTTGTAGTTGAGTTCCAGGACCATATGGAGCTCCAGCACCTCCATTTCCGACTGTAATTGGATAAGCTTGTGCTGTGACCGTTATTCTATTTCCTGGTGTTGGATAACCATTTAATGGAGATCCTGAATATGGGGCAGATGGACTTACAAGTTCTCTCATACCACCAGCACCTCCACCTCCAGTTCCTTGTCCAGAACCGCCTCCACCACCTCCTCCAATAACTAAATAAGATACTATATTTTCAGATGCTGTAGCTGAAGCACTTGCAACTGTAAAAGTTCCTGGCCCTGTAAATGTATGAATTTTGCAATTTCCTGATGTTGTTATTGTTCCACCTGTTGCTTGCAAAAAAGGACTACCTGTTACATTAGAAGTTGAATCTTGAATGTTTTTCCAACCTTCAGTGTCATCTACATAAACAAAAGTTACTGATTGACCTTCTGTGCTTAAACTATTTGGAGCTGCAATTCCACCTATTTTTTGTGATCCATTTGGTGCTATTGTTAAAGCATTTGTTTGAAATGTGTTTGTATAATCTACAACAGATACAATATTTCCTGCTGAACCTGCTGGTAAGTTCATTGTAAACGCACCACCTGAAGTATTTGCAAAATAACCTTCACCATTTGCGGCTGTGAAAGTCGCTGTTTTAATTGAACCAGTTTGCCAGTCTACTGTTCCTGTTCTACCGAATCCTGTTTGTGATGCACCTGATGCAAGAGTAACGGTATCGCCACTTGCACCGATAGTTATTGTGTTGGCATTTTCATTGATAATGTTATTGCCGTCTTGATCTTGAATATTGTCTACTTTAATTGTACTTGTCATAATTATTGAAATTTATACCTTATTATTACTATACCTGAACCACCTGCTGCTCCACAACCTCTTACTCCACCACAGTTTCCACCGCCACCACCACCGCCGCTGCCAGTGTTAGTTGTTCCTGCAGTTCCTGCTCCTGTATTACTACTTGCTCCTACACCACCGCCTCCAGGGCCACCTCCGCCACCAGAACCAGAAGAACCATACATTCCACTACCTCCACCTCCAGCTCTCACTGTTGGTGTTCCATTAATTGAACTTGTTGCTCCATTTCCTCCATTTCCTCCATTAGTACCAGAAGCATTTGCGCCTACAGATGTTGCGCCTCCGCCTGCACCTCCGGCTCCTGGAGCGGGTGCTGATGTTCCACCGTTATTACCTTGAGGAGGACTTACTGGAGGAGTATTTCCATTACCTCCGGCTCGGTTACCCGAACTACCACCGCCTGAAGCACCACTTCCAGAACCACCATCTTGTCCCGTATTATCTAAAGCTCGTCCGCCTCCACCACCAGCAGATGTAATTGTTGAAAATATTGAATTATTACCTGTTCCTCCACTATTTGAAATAGGAGCTCCTGCTGAACCTCCGCCACCAACTGTAATAGGATAAGCTTGTGCTGTTACTGGCAATGCAGAAACACAAGCACCTAAAGGAGAGGAAGTATAACAAGTTCCACAAGATTCTCTATAACCACCAGCACCACCTCCTCCAGAAGAAGCTCCTCCACCTCCAGCAACCACTAAGTAATCCACTGTATTAGAACCTGATGCAGCTCCTCCACTTGTAACTGTAAAAGTCCCTGGTCCAGTAAATGTATGAATTCTAAAATCTCCAGATTCTGTTATTGTACCACCTGTTGCTGCAACAAATGTATTTAGAATATCGGTTTCTGATGCTGTGGCTACACCTTGCCAACCTGTTGTAGCATCTACATAAATTAATTGAATTGCTGAATTTGCTTTTGAAATAACGAGATTAGAAGCTGAACCATTTATATTTGAACCATTTCTAGCGAGTGTAATATTATTTGTTCCAGCTGTAGAATTATAGTCTGAAACAGCAACTACATTTCCAGCACTTGGTGAAGCAGGTAATGTTACTGTCACTGCTCCTCCTGCTGTGTTTACAAAGAAACCACTTCCAGATGTTGCTGTGAAATCAGCTGTTTTAACTGTTGTGTTCCAAGATACTTCACCTGTAGAACCAAAACCTGCCGCAGTTCCTAAATTAGAAATTGTTGCACCTGATGGAATTGTTACCGTATCACCAGAAGCACCTAGTGTTAAAGTAGTTCCGCATTGTGGTTCGACTGTATTTACTTCTATTTTAGACAATGACTAATACTCCTGTAACTGTGATTGTGCCAGGTATTGTAATAGGTCCTGCTAGTACACCGTTTTCAATTGTTTGTGTA